GTTCACCTTACAAGTATGACCAAGTAGTGGAAGAGAGTCAAGCACCTCCATATCCATCTGAGAAATACTACGATGCTAAACTTTGGCAGTTTGTAGTGAGTAGTGGGAAACCAGGCGCACTAATCTGGAATGTAGCTTAATTAATATTCAAAGGAGTCGAACATGAGTAACGAAGAAGATAAATTTAAAAAATCTAAACGAATCCTTGAAGACGAAAACGCAATACGAAAGCAATTGAAAATTGCAAAAGCGTATAATATACCAGTTGAGTCTCCGCATCAATTAGCTAAACATCATGTCTTAGATTGTGGGAATCCAAATTGCGTGATGTGTGCAAATCCTAGAAAAGTATGGAAAGAAAAAACGATTCAAGAAAGACGTTTTGAACAGACAGAAAAATTTGATAATGATTAAAGAAAAATATCTTGGCGCATACATGAAGACTGCAAGAGTCTTTGCCGAATTGAGTACTGCTAGACGCAAACAAGTTGGTGCTGTTGTCGTTAAAGATGACAGAATCATTTCAATCGGTTACAATGGTATGCCAAGTGGATGGGATAACAATTGTGAAGAAGAAGTAGTGGTTGCAGTAGTTGACGGAGTGCCACAAAGAGAGATTAAACAATTAAAAACAAAACCCGAAGTTCTCCATGCCGAGTCTAATGCAATTGCCAAACTTGCTAAGTCTACCGAGAGTGGTGATGGTGCAAGTATGTTTATCACTTGCGCTCCATGCATGGACTGTGCTAAAATGATATTTCAAACAGGTATTAAAGAAGTCTTCTATGCCGAAGATTATCGTGATGATGCAGGAATCAATTTCCTAAATAAATGTGGAATAACAGTAAAACAGATAACATGACAAAACATTTTTATGAACGTAACGATTGGTTATTGAACCACGAAACAAACAAGACATTTGAAGAAGTGCAATGGATGACTGAAGACGAATTTCGTCAATGGTTTATTGATTTGCGTAAAGCAGTTGTACACTCATGGGACACTATGGGTCAACCACCAAGAGTTGGTTGGAGTGAAGATGCAATCAAAAAACAATTCAAAGAGATGTATGGATTCTCTGTGCATGAGTTTGAACACGTTGACGAATTAACTGGTGAGAAAGATGTAATTCGAAACACTAGCGTAGTTGGCAATGCCGCTAATCAATGGTTTCCAACCATGATGAAGACACGTATCAACTACACTAAGAATGACGATGGGCTTTCAATCTATGACCACTTTCTGAAAGATGAATTGCTTGAGAAGACTTTGAAGTATTCTAAGCGACACTTCAAACGTGATTCGTTCTATGCATATTCAAATACTGTTAAAGTCAATGAGATTATCAACGTTGGTTCTTATAATGTGAAGTTTAAGAATGGCGATGATTTTGTTCGTTGGTTTGAAGAGAACAACATTCGTCAGTATGGTTATGACTATTGGGTAGAGAGTCGTGATGATGATGAAGAGTATAGTGGTTACAATGAACAACTCAAGGGCGTAAAGTATCTTGAAGTGACGCAAGAAATTCTAGAGACAATTCCATCTAAGTCTACAATGAACATAAAGTCGCATGACCAGAAGAAGTATCGTCTGCGTATGTACAAGTACGGACAAAAGATTTTTCCTGTTGGCTTGAAAGCATTTCGTGTATCGTGGTGCCAATATGCTGTTAACTTCCCACCTTTGACTGCAAAACTTCTTTATGAAAAATTTACTAGACACGTTAAGAACCAAGACAGAATTGTTGTTTACGATCCCTCTTCTGGTTGGGGTGGGCGTATTTTGGGTGCTATGGCTTCTCGCACTTCTCTTCCTTTACACTATGTGGGTACTGATCCTAATACCGATCACAGCATTGTTAGCGATAGCGGCAGTCCTAGTACTAAATATGCCGACTTGGCTGAGTTCTATAACTCCGCAAAGAACGAAGGAGTTTTGTTCGAACAGTCAAACACTTACGAAGTTTTTCAACTTGGTTCTGAAGTTGTCCGAGATGATAGTTCGTTCCAAAAGTACAAGGGCGAATTAGATATGGTGTTCACTAGCCCTCCTTACTTTGCTAAGGAAGCGTATAGTGAAGACCCAACGCAATCATATAAAAAGTTTACTGGCTATGATGCATGGCGTGAAGGTTTCTTGCGTCCAACGCTAGAGACTGCTGTTGAGTATTTGCGTAATGACAGATACTTACTTTGGAATATTGCTGATGCTAAGTTTGGTGCTGACATGTTGCCACTTGAAAAAGATAGCAAAGACATTTTGGAATCACTCGGTATGCAATTCAAAGGTGTGGTTAAGATGGCACTAGCACAAATGCCAGGCGGCAATCGTATCGACCCTGACACTGGTTTGCCAAAAGCAAAGAATTTCTGCAAAGTAAACGGGATGTGGTTGAAGTATGAACCGATTTTTGTTTTTTACAAGCCGTAACTTGTTGATTTTAAAGGGTTTTTTGCTGTGTTTTTAAGGAAAAGCCCTTTATTTTGCACAAATATGTTGTTTTGATGCAACAGTACGTCAAATAATCGTTGACATTCATTCCTACTATGCTATACTCTATATATAGATTGAGATTACAGAGGAATTTATGTCATACGTTGAACATCCTGCCGCATATGAAGCCGCTATCAAGCGGAACATCATAAACAATGCCACCAAAACGTTTTACAAAACGTATCCCGATGCAGGCGATATCGTTCAATTCCTCATTTCTAATTCTGAAAAGAATTCATTCTATGCAAACCTTCTTGGTTCGTTAAACAGTTACGGCAAGTTAACAGAAAAACAAGTCCTTGCTGTACGCAAATCAATTGCCACCATGGCAGAACGTAAAGCACAATGGATTGCACAAGCGGCAGAGAAAAACGCAACCCGTACATTCGTTGGCACCGAAAAGAAAAAGATTACTGTTACTCTAACAGTTAAAAAAGCAATTGTCGTTGATCGCCCTAAATTTTACTGGGCTGATTCTGGCACTAGTCTTCTCCGTATCTGTGAAGATGCCGACGGCAATGTAATTGTATTCAGCGGCAATGCAGATTTCCCTGCCGAAGGTGAAACAGCAACCATTACCGCTACAGTAAAAATGCACCGCTACTATAAACAAAACGACATTGAAGTGCCACAGACAGTTATCATCCGTCCCAAGACTGTTGCCATGGTACAACAACCTGTTGCAGAAACCGCTTGACATTTATTCGAGACTGAGTTAAGATACATACATGCTTAATACACAAATTTCAAAATCCACTCTAGCAAAGTTACTTGCTACAGAGAATATTTCGGTAGAGTATCGCAAGGTGCAAACTGCATCATTCGATATCGTTAATCGCCGTCTTACTCTTCCCATTATGAATGACACCACACCTGAAATGACAGACCTTTTGGTCGGGCATGAAGTGGGTCACGCATTAGACACACCACAATCATACGTTGAGTCTGCAAAGGCTGGCGGTTCTGCATTTTCTACATTCCTGAATGTGGTTGAAGATGCAAGGGTCGAACGTAGAATGAAAGACAGATATCCTGGTTTGCGTAAACCAATGGCTATTGCTTATCGTCAATTTACTGAACGTGATTTCTTTGGCATCAAAGGTCAAGATGTAAATGCAATGATGTTGATTGATAGAATCAATTTGCATTTTAAACTTGGTGCTATTGCAGGTATCAAATTCAATGCCGAAGAAATGTCATACGTCAACGAAGTTGAAAAAGCAGATTCGTTTGAACAAGTGAAAGATATCACCGAACGTTTGTATGCATTTTGCAAAGCAGAGTTAGACCAAAAACGTCAAGAGGCTAAAGAAGAATTCGAAAAGCGCAAAGAGAATGGCGAATTCGATGATGAAGATTTTGGTGATGATATTTTCGGTGGTGATGATACTGAAGACTATGAAGACAAAAATCCAAATGATTATGATTCCAATGGCTCCGATGACGGTGATGAAGATTTCGAATCTGAAGATCAATTCGACAATGGCTATTCTAATACGCCAACATTCGAACAGGCAATGCCTAACGAATTAAAGGTGTATGGTGATGAAGTTAAATCTGTAACGGATGAAAAATTTCAGCAAGCATTAAAAGGTCTTGCAGAAACAAAAGAAATTAATGTTGGTAAGATTGCTAGTCAAAAGAAAATCGATTTAAAGAATTATATTATTCCTTTTAAAGAGTTGAAATTCTTTGATGAATCATTCTTTGATAATGAAGAATTGGAAGCGCATGAGCGTTATGATTCTACTTTGCTAATGAAATTTGAAGCCAAGAATAAGAATCCAATTGCTTATCTTGTAAAAGAATTCGAAATGAAAAAGAAAGCGGCCGAGTTGCGCCGTGTAACAGTCTCCGATACTGGTACACTTGACACCAACAAATTGCACACTTACAAATTCAATGATGATATCTTCCGCAAGATCGGTGCAGTTGCACAAGGTAAGAATCACGGCATTGTGATGTTCATTGACTGGTCTGGTTCTATGGTAGACAATATGTCTGGCACAATCGAACAGTTGATTACAATGACAACCTTCTGCCGCAAAGTGAATATTCCTTTTGATGTTTATGCATTCAGTACTGAGTATAGAAAGAATTTGATAGACAGACCAAATCAATCTATTGATATGGAACCTAATCAATTAGACATTGACTATTTTTCTTTGATGAATATTTTGTCTAGCAGTATGAAAAATCAAACGTATCGCAAATTTGCAAATGATTTGTTGAACGTTGCCGATGCATACAAGCCTTACACAAGTTATCGTAGAAATTACAAATCAAGTTATATCAAAGAAGGTATGGGTCTTGGTGGTACTCCATTGAATGCAACAATTCAAGTCGCATCTAATGTAGTGAATGATTTTCGTAAACGTACTCGGTCTGAAATTGTGAATGTTATCTTTTTAACAGACGGAGAAGACAGCAGTACAATGTGGACTTCATCTGGTGATAATCGTTCAACCCGTATCGGACCGTCTGACTATCGTTCAGTATCTTATATTGAAGACAAAGATTCCGCAAAGAATTATCGTGTGAGTGACAAAGGTGTAACGCCAACGTTATTGCAAATTCTAAAGGATCGTACTGGTTGCAATTTGATTGGATTCTATATCTTGCCAAAAAGCAGACGTTACTTCCAAAATGCAATGTCACGTTTCAATATGATAATGACTGATGATGGATACAAACAATTTCGTAATGAAAAGTTTTTCTCTGTCAATGGATATGGATACTCTGAGTACTTCCTGATCCCTGGTGGTGAAGATTTGTCTACCGATGATGATTCGCTAAGTGACATTCTTGGTGAAGCTAAAGATGTTTCCGCACGTAAGTTGAAAGGCGCATTTATGAAAATGAACCAAAACCGTTTGACAAACCGTGTTCTTCTCTCTAAGGTAATCAAGGAAATTGCTTGATGTTGTATAAAAACAACAATCAAAACATCCCTTGACTTACCATAAATACTCTGTTATACTACTAGTATTGAAATTGATTTTTAACTGAAAGGCAATTATATTATGATTACGCAAAGTGAAAAGGCTACATTCGTTACCGAAGCCGCTAAACGTTTCGGTGCCGTTGTGACCCGCCAGCAATTGGTGACACTTTCTGAAGAACTTGGTAGCAAGCGCCACTTCTGGCTCGAAGCCGACCAGTACCGTTGTGGTCGTGGCAAATACGAATTGCCCCTCCAAGAATTTAATGTTAACATGGCTGGTCTTGCACTAGTCAAATCCGATCCAGTTTCTGCTATGCCAATTACACAACCTATCATGGCTCCTGTTGCAAAGGCAGTAGCAAAAATGTCCTCCGTTGCACGTATGCAAGAAGGTGCAATTATTCCTAAAGTGAATTCATTGTATGTTCCTTTTGGATTCTTTGACAACATGAAACGCATTGTTGCATCAAAGAAATTTTATCCAGTATTCGTTTCTGGTCTCTCTGGTAACGGCAAGACTTTCATGGTCGAACAAGCCTGTGCCCAATTGAAAACGGAATGTCTCCGTGTGAATATTTCACCTGAGACTGATGAAGACGATTTGATTGGTGGCTTCCGTTTGATTGACGGAGAGACAAAGTGGTTTGATGGTCCAGTTGTTCAAGCAATGAAGTCTGGTGCCGTTTTGATTCTTGATGAAATTGATCGTGGTTCAAATAAACTAATGTGCTTGCAAGGTGTACTTGAAGGCAAAGGTTTGTTCGTTAAGAAGACTGGTGAATTTGTTGAACCAGTTACGGGTTTCAACGTTATCGCTACTGCCAATACTAAAGGTAAAGGTGATGAGTCTGGTCGCTACATGGCCGCTACGATTCTTGATGATGCGTTCCTTGAGCGTTTTCCAATTACGGTTGAACAGGAATATCCTGACACTAAAGTTGAAACAAAGATTTTGACTAAGTTGTTTACCAGTCTCGGTATCGATGACAAAGCATTTGCAGAAAATCTTGTGAAGTGGGCTGATATCATCCGTAAGACTTTCGAAGAAGGCGCTATCGATGAATTGATTTCCACTCGCCGTTTGTCTCACATTGCCGAAGCATACACTATCTTCAATGATAAGATGGAAGCAATCAAGTACTGTATCAACCGCTTTGATGCAGAAACCAAAACATCATTCCTTGATTTGTATACCAAGATTGATGCTGGCATCGACCCTACTGCGGAAGTGACTCCTGCGCCAGCAGTTGATGAAGTACCGTTCTAAATCTCCTGGCAGTAATGCCTTAGAGGCTACTTGACGTAGCCTCTTTTTTTATATATAATAGTGAGATAATTTTTATTAACATGGAGAGATTATGCAATTTGAACTTGATATCCAAAAACTAAGAACCAAGAAACTTTTTGTCGCAACACCAATGTATGGTGGACAATGCCACGGAGCATACACTAAAGCAATTACAGACCTTATGATCCTCTGTACCAAATATGGTATCGAGGCTAAACTGTTTTTCATCTTTAACGAATCACTAGTGCAACGTGCTAGAAATTATTTGACAGATGAGTTTGTTCGTAGTGGTTATGACCATATGATTTTTATTGATAGCGATATTCACTTTGAGCCACAAGACGTTTTAGTGATGATGCACTTTGCGTCAAGCCGTGATGACATGGATGTTGTTTGTGGTCCATATCCAAAGAAAGCAATTTCTTGGGAGAAGATTAAAATCGCAGTTGACAAAGGATATGCAGACAAGAATCCAAATCAATTGGAAGAGTTTGTTGGTGACTATGTTTTCAATCCAGCAGATGGCGTAACTGAGTTTCGAATCGATGAGCCAGTTGAAGTGAAAGAAAGCGGCACAGGTTTCATGTTGATTACCCGTGAAGCACTTCAAAAATATGACAAAGCATTCCCAATGCAAAGCTATAAACCAGATCATTTGCGTACTGCAAACTTTGATGGTAGCAGAGAAATCATGGCTTACTTTGATTGCGTTATTTGTCCAGATACAAAACGTTATCTCTCAGAAGATTATATGTTCTGTCAGTGGATGCGTAAAGCTGGTGGTAAGGTGTGGTTGCTTCCATGGATGCGTTTGAAACATGCTGGCAGTTATATCTTTGGTGGTTCTTTACAAGCACTTGCGGCAATTAATGCGTCACCTACTGCTGGTAATGATGTTATGCAACGAACTGTGGCTGAAAATTTGAAATGATAGACTATCGATATAATGAAGATAAGACTTTGGAAGAACTGAAGTCTTATATTGATGCAACATACGGGCAACATTATTCCCGTGATAAATTTCAAGCAACAGAATTCATCATCGATGGTGGCCACGGTGAAGGATTCTGTATTGGGAATGTGCTGAAATATGCACAAAGGTATGGCAAGAAGGATGGACGGAATCGTAAAGACTTGCTAAAAATTTTACACTATGCTATAATCATGTTACACGTACATGACTTGAATGAAGGAAAACAAAATGAAATTAAGTGAATCAACAATCAATGTTCTAAAAAACTTTGCAACCATTAATGCTGGTATGCAATTTAAAGAAGGCTCTGTCGTGCGAACTATCTCCAAAGGACAGAACGTACTCGGCAAAGCTACAGTAACAGAAAACTTTGAGAAAGATTTTGTCATCTATGACTTGAATCGTTTCTTGTCTCTGTGTGGTTCTTTGACAGACCCTGAGATTGTTGTCAATACAGATAACAATAATATCACAATCAAGTCTGGAACGTCCAAGACAACTTATGGACTTGCCGATGAGTCTATGATTGTCGCACCGCCTGCAAAAGAAATTAAGATCGACAATGCCGAAGTGAATTTTCGTCTGACAAAAGACGATATGAATCAAGTATTGAAATTGTCTGGCATCTTGGGTCTTCCAAACATTGCGGTTGTTGGTGATGGCAGTGAAATCTCTATCTCTGCACTTGACGTTAAGAATGCAGATTCAGATAATTTCTCAATCAAAGTCGGTGAGACTAGTGCAACCTTTAAATTAATTTTCAATACAGAAAATCTTAAGATGGTTGCTGGTACATATGATGTATCGATTTCATCTAAAGGTATTTCGCATTTCAAACATGCGACAGACCCAATTGAATATTGGATTGCTACTGAAGCTGGCTCTAAGTACGAAGGTTAATATTATGAGTAATGTGATTGTTCCGTCCTCTCCAGAGGACCGTAAAAAGATTCTGGATGCACTTGTCGAAATTTCAAACTCACTCACTCGAATTGAAGCCGAGCGTGATTTGATTAAAGATATTCTCACTACTGTGGAAGATAAATTTGAGTTGCCTAAAAAGTACACTCGCAAACTTGCAAAGATTTATCACAAACAAAACTTCACCGAAGTTCAACAAGAGCAAGATGATGTTGAGACTTTATATGAGAGTGTGGCTAAGTAACACTCAGTTTGCATTCTAACATGCAATGTGTTAGAATATATTTTTATGTTATGATAAGGTGAACACATGCTACAAGATTTCTTGTGGGTCGAAAAGTATCGACCAAAAACTGTTGAAGAGACAATTCTTCCAGCAGACTTAAAGGCTACGTTCCAACAATTCGTTGAGCAAAAGAACGTTCCCAATCTAATTCTTACGGGCGGTCCTGGCGTTGGTAAAACTACTATCGCAAAGGCTATGCTTGAAGAACTTGGATGTACTTATATTGTTATTAACGGATCGATGAATGGCAACATCGATACCTTGCGAAATGAAATTAAAAACTTTGCCTCAACCGTATCATTCTCTGGTGGTCGTAAATATGTTATTCTTGACGAGGCTGATTACCTTAATCCGCAATCTACTCAACCCGCATTACGAAACTTCATGGAAGAGTTTTCTGCTAATTGTGGTTTTATCCTTACTTGCAACTTTCTTAATCGTATCATCGCCCCTCTCCACAGCCGATGCTCCGTTGTACACTTTAAGATAAACGCATCAGACAAGCCAAAACTTGCTGGTCGTTTTATGAAACGTATGACTGGCATTCTGCAAAAAGAAAATGTAGAATTTGAAGAGAAGGTTGTTGCTGAACTTATTATGAAACACTTTCCTGATTGGAGGCGTGTTCTCAATGAACTGCAACGTTACTCTGCTACAGGTAAGATCGATACTGGAATTCTTGCAAATATCTCAAGTGACAATTTCAAGTCATTAGTCGAAAGATTAAAAGCAAAAGACTTCACGGGTATGCGTAAGTGGGTTGCAGAGAATCTAGACAATGAACCTTATGTACTATTCAAACGAATCTTTGATAACAGCAACGAATGCTTGAAGCCTGATTCTGTTCCACGTATGGTTCTATTGCTTGCCGACTATCAATACAAGTCTGCATTTGTCGTTGACCAAGAAATTAACTTTGTCGCTTTCTTGACAGAAGTGATGGTTGACTGCGAATTCAAATGATTAATAAAAAATTTGATCCTTCACTATACGACAAGTATGATGATGTTGGCAGAACTGTAGTAAAAAATTATTTCAAGTCCAAATTAAATATAGATGCCATAGACAATTCAGATTTATATGGGGTAGATTTAATTTTAACAAAAAACAATACTGTTGTTGGATATGCAGAAGTAGAAGTTAGAAATAATTGGGATAAAGATAATTTTCCTTTTGACACATTAAATGTTCCTAGTAGAAAAAAGAAATTACTTGAAAATGAATTGCCAACTTTTTTCTTTTCCGTAAATAAAATTTTGACTAGAATGTTTTGCTGTAAAGCCGAAATTGTGTTACAATGTCCTCTTGTAGAAAATAAAAACAAGTATGTAAAAGATGGAGAATATTTCTATAAAGTTCCGGTAAACACATTGAAATTGATTACATTATGACACCATTTGACTACCTAAACGCCATCAACCAATCAAAAGAAAATATGATGGTTGGCACTGATAATGATGAACTTGCCGAAAAATCGTACAATGCGTACATCGTAAATAAAGGACTATCTTACTTCTCTGACACCGTACTCTATGCGAATGAGATGAATCTCCGTCATCTTCTGGAAAACAAACCTCAATTTTTGTATTTACTAAATACCATCAGGCCACGCAAACGCTTCAGTAAGTGGTTTAAGAATGAAGTAGTTGAAGACATTAATGTGATTTCTGAATTTTTTGGCTATAGTTATGCT